ACCCGAATTTTGTGTACCACCTACAGGCAACGACTTATTCGATGCTGTGTCTACTACTGTCCATCCTGACATAATATCTCCTTAAATTTTTTAAAAAGGGGGGAAACTCCCCCCAATTCGGATTAATTAGTCAAAGTTACCGTATGGGTAAGCAGTTGTGGAACCAATATTTCCATCGGGCTGAGTATATCGAACCGTAAAGTAATATTGACCAGCTAACGATGTTGCACTTGTTAGGTTAACCCCGACCAATGCTACCGTAAATACAATTTGTGACAAGTTTGGTGTACCTGCTAAACCAACCACATCGGTAGATGTAGACTGTTGGTTTGTCAATTGAGTAGCACTAAAAGCGCTCAAAGAAGCACGACCTACAGAAGACAATGCAGTAGTAACTGCATAAGTAGCAGTTGAAGTACCAGCGTTAGCAAATGTGTTTGAAATGTACACAATTTGTGATGTCAGAGTAGCTGTACCACCAGTTACAGTAACAGCAGCGCCAACGTCAATGTTAAAGTCAATAACACGGCTACCAGCTGGCAAGTAAGCTACAGCACCACGCATTACTAAAGTTGCGCTATCGGCTGTAACAGTTGCTGCAGTAGCAGTAGCTGTAGAAGATGGTGTATAAATAACAGCTTGGCTGTTAGGAATGTTGTTAGAGTTAACAAAAACGCCAGATCCACCACTATAACCAGCAGTATTAGAGGTAGTGGTAGCAAAGTTTAAAGCAGCAGATTGTGCTAAAACTGAGTAACCTACGTTACGAGTTGGACCAAAACGGTTATCGCCCGATAGAATTGGGCCTTCAAATGTAGAACGTGCCATGATATAAATCCTTATGCAAAAGTTCCCGTATCAATCATTGCATTGTCTGCTGGGGCAGTCCGATACAGGTAATCACCCAGATGTTGTATTTATACACCTTTTTGGCATATTTTGCAAGGAATATAAAAAATGTTTTAGAATCAACCGATGAAAAATAAAAAGGTTTACCCATTACAAGCCATTGAAAAATTAAACACCGCTTTTGCCATTTACAAGTCTGGAAATAAGGAACAAGCGGCTTTTATGTGCGATGAATTAATTCGTACTACCCCCAAGTATATACCACCATATAACCTTCTTGGGGTCATTATGTGTGATGTTCACAATTGGATGGTCGCATTAGAAGTATTTACTAAATCTTTAGCAGTAGACCCCAAAAACGAGGTAACTTTAGACTATCGTGGAAACGTTTATGTAGAGCTAAAACAAATAGATTTAGCTATTGCTGACTTTACCAAAGCAATTAAATGCAATCCAAAATATGCCAAATCTTTGTTTAATAGAGGCTGTGTTTATCAACTAGCTAATAAGATGGAAGAGGCCATTGCTGACTACAGGCAAGCCATTAAAATTCAACCACATTTTCCAGAGGCAATTAATAATCTGGGCGCTGCGTTGTTAAATTACCACAAATTTGAAGAAGCTTTAGAACTCTATAGCAAAGCTTTAAACATGAACTCACCCGTTCCAGAAGCGTTTTTAAACAATAGGGCTTTAGTTTTACAACAAATAGGTCGTGTTGAGGAAGCTTTTGCCGACTATAACAAGGCGTTAGCAATTAAACCAGATCTTGCAGATGCCCAATTTAATCGCTCTATGTGCCTTTTAACGCTAGGAGACAAGCAAAGTTATGCAGAAGGCTGGAAAGCCTACGAGTCTCGATTTAATAAAAAGTCTTATCCAAGAAAAGAATTACCTAAAGAATTATGGGATGGAAGCCAATCTTTGGACGATAAAACTATATTTGTCTATGGAGAACAGGGTATTGGCGATACATTGCAGTTTTGTAGGCTTGCCAAATTATTAAAAGCCCAAGGTGCAACCACAATATTTGGGGTTCAAAAAGAAGTAGTAACGTTACTACAAAGAGTAAAAAGCATTGATATAGTAATTCAAGATGGAGATACCGTACCAGAGTACGACTACTATTGCCCTATGTTTAGTCTTAACGCTGCACTTAATATAGAAATTGACATCATTCCCAAAGAACCTTACTTGTCAGCTGACCCCCAAAAGGTTGCATATTTTGCAGAAAAAATGGGCAATAAGTCCAAAAAACGAATTGGTTTGGTATGGTCTGGTGGTTTTAGACCAGATCAACCAGAAGTCTGGGCGGTTAATGAACGCAGAAACATTGCTTTAGAAAAGCTTAAACCTTTACAACTTGACAATGTTGAACTCTATTCTTTACAAAAAGGGGAACCAGCCGAGTCTGAATTATCCGCATCAGATGATTGGAATTGTTTAATTAACTACACAAAAGAATTAAAAAGTTTTGACGATACCGCTGCTTTGATTGCAAACCTTGATCTAGTTATAGCGGTAGATACTTCTACTATGCATTTAGCAGCTGGTATGGGCAAGGAGGTATGGCTATTAAATCGTTTTGATACTTGCTATCGTTGGTTCTTAAACAGGACTGATAGCCCGTGGTATCCAACAGTAACTGTTTTTAGACAGCCCACAATGGGTGATTGGGATAGCGTTATTCAACAAGTAAAGGAAAAACTAAATGCAATTTTATAATGATGTACGTCCCAGACTTGGGCATCGGATGATGGGATTTGATTACATTTTTAATTACCTGTCTCGCATTAAAGAACCTTTAATTGTAGAAACTGGCTGCGCCCGTCAAGATAATAACTACGAAGGCGATGGGCAAAGTAGTTTGTTATTTGATAAATACATAGCAGAACGTGGTGGTCATTTCATTACCGTGGACATTGCAGAAGAAAGTGTTAAATACTGCAAAAGTAAAATGACTAGCGAAAATAGTTTAGTAGTTAAAAACGATAGTGTATCTTTTTTACAACAACTGAATCAAAAGCTTTTATCTGAAGGGAAGAAGATAGACTTTTTATACCTTGATAGTTTTGATGCCCCACGGGATCAACCAGATGTTGTTTATAACAGCGCATTACATCACTTATATGAATTGATGACAATCGTGCCATCATTAGCTCCTGGAGCTTTAATTGGAGTAGACGATAATTGGAATGAAGACGGAAAAATGAAAGGTAAAGGTCAGCTGATTGCAGACTATATGTTTAAGATAGGCAACGAACCTACTTTAAATTTATACCAAATATTCTGGAAACTATAAAATAAAAAACCCCGCCTTTTGAGCGGGGTTCTTTTTGGTACATACAGATTAGTATGAACCGCTTGAGCCGTAGATTCCCAAAGGATCAGACCAGCCAAAAGAATAACGCTCACGAGACTTGTAACGGACGTTACCAGTATCAAAATCGCCATCCATGCTGTTAGACAATGGGGTACGAACAAAGTGTTTCAAACCATTTGGAACATCAGTTGTCAAGAACCATGCGTTTGTGTCAGTCAGGAAGTGGTTAATTGTGTAACCTTCTGAAACAGAACCGTTGTTCTTGATTGCGTTGATGTCGTTGTTGTTTGTACCAACACGCAATTCAGTTTCGAGCAAACGAGTTGCAACGAACTGTAATGCAGGAGGAACAACCAACTTCTTAGGTTTAGCAGCGATCAACAGACCACGCTCATCAGTCCAAGCAGCGATTGCGATAACTGCGTTTTCCAACGAAGTTTCATTCAAGTCAGCTTGAGTAGATGGAGTGTTACCGTTTGTGCCACCGTTTACCAATGGGTGAGCAGTACTGAATAGAGCAACGCCATCGCCACCTGTGTAGGCAGCAGAAAAACCGTTGTTCAATACAGCAGCAGCTTTAACCTGCTTGGTATAAGCCATAGCACGAGCTAAACCTTTGGTGTAGCGAGCAGATAAAGAATCGTAGAGGTTGTCTTCGATTGCTTCTTCAGTCAAGCTAAAGCCAAGGGCAATAGTTTCGTGGTTGTAGCGAGCTGTCCATGCTTCTTGAGCATTATCATAAGCGATGGCAGAGCCTTCGTTTTTGACTGGTGCTGCAGAGAAACCTGACAGTTTTGTTTCTTCTTCAAAAGAACGCTCAGAAGTCTCGATTTCATAGAGTTCTTTGTGTTCTTCACCGTAGCGAGCATACTCAAGTCCGAACAAAGCGTTCAATCCTGGGAGCAACTCT